AACTGTGGCTACTGTTTCCGAACCACCACGTTTGTGTTTAATACAAGTGTCAATACGACGTGAGATCTGTTGCCCCAAAATAGCGTTGACGGTAGGGCGTATCATGTTAATTGTGAGTGCAGGACGCCCTTCTGCCTTTAATTTTTTTAAATCAGCTTCATCCCACTGGATGTCACTATAAAATTTGTCATATTTTTCTGCTTCTTCCACGTAAGTCGCGTGCCCGTTGTCACGAGCGCGCACAAATCTTGTGTAGTTAACTTTCGCAATCTCGTCTGTGCCTTTCGCTTCACGAGCTTTGGAACTACCAGCGCCGTTCGCTTCTGCTAATGTGTCAGCTGATTCAATCATATTATGCGCTCATCGCAGAAGTGGATGTTGTTATGGAAGTTAGCAACCTATCGCGCCAAGACTCCTTGGGCTTAGGTGCAATTATAGGCACAGCTGACATATCTTGTATCATAAGTCCGAGCCATGCCATAGCGTCGACCTGATCGTCATGTTTTCCTGAATCAAAACGCAGCATCTCCTCAATTAGTTCAAGTACCCAAGGGCACTCATCTGAATGCGGGAAGAGCACTTTGCCCTGCCGAAGCATACCTTGTATAGATCTAGCTCGCAGCATTTTATCACGCTTTCCTGGCTTTAGGGGCTCAATATACAAACTGTACAACTTTCTTTTACTTATCTGCTGCTCAAGAAACGGCCCTATGGATAAATTAATCTGCCCATGCTCAATACCAGTAATCTCTGACTGCCACTTAACATAGTGGTCACATATCACATCTACGATGGCTTTCGCATCAATCTTTAAACGAACTCTGTCGCGAATGTATAACTTTTCCCGCTGGTCGAGGGACGCTGTGATACCAACTGTCCAGTCATTTTTAGCAGCGGTAGCTACCGCCAAGTCCCATGCAGTGTAATTACGCAGACTATCTTCTTCAGGTAAGTCTGCTCTACGATAAAATTGGAACATGTCTTTCGTAAAGTAGTCACCTGTGTCCGGCATCGGGTCTTGTTGGTACAGCGACGCCCAGTCACGCTCTCCAATAGCGTTACGTATGCGCAACAGCGCGCGTTCGTCATAGCGATCAGGGTGTAACGCAGTATCTTTCTTACGAAATGGTTCATCTTCTTTGGCGATGGCTGGGTACGAGATTACTTCCCACTGATCTCCGCCAGTATCTTGTGCTTGCAACAGAACTCCTGCGAGATCCTCGTCATGCCATCGTGTGAGAATAACAAGCACACCACCACCAGGAGCAAGACGAGTATAGGCCGTGGAGGTATACCATTCATATAAATTTGTTCTAGCGTTCGCACTCTTCGCATCCTCCGCGTTCTTAATCGGGTCATCAATACACAGAATATGGGCACCTTTTCCGGTTATGGCGCCACCAACACCTGCCGCGGTTAATCCACCACCGGCAGTTGTCATCCACGCTTCTGCGCTCTGGTTCTCTGGGTCGAGCATTACGCCTGGAAAAACGGGTGAGTACGCAGGATCTCGGAAGAGGGATCTCACATTTCGTGAAAATGTCATTGCCAACGCACCGGAGTACGAACAATTAATAATCTCGTGTGTTGGATTACGTCCTAAATGCCATGCACCAAATGTTTTACTGGTAAGTAGCGACTTACCGTGACGAGGTGGCATGAATAGCATCAATCGTGGTGATTTTTTGTCCACAACATCTTGTGAAAATCGTTCAAGTCGCTGCGCAATGTCTTTGTGCACCCACCCTGCCTGATAGTCAGGGTTGAATCTCATTACAAACGGTAAATATCTACGCCGACACAACTCTCGTATGGCAAGTTCTTTACGGGCTGCGGTCGCTGGGTCGAAGTTGGCTAACTCTTTACTCTCCTGCTCGCGCATGCGAACAGCTGCGATCTCGCGCTCGTGTCGATCACGCTCCATTTCACGTTCTGCTTCTGCAGACGCCTCTACGGACTCATCAAAGACCGTATAGTCATTCATTCGAGATTAACACAGCGTCTTCGGCATCCTCAAATCGGGGTGCTTCACGTGAAACAGGCACTGGTTCGAGAGATTCAAACGCGCATAACTGTAGCAACTCACTTTCGCTAAGTCTTTCGACTTGTTTTGTGTTAGTGACCACTTGCTTACCGTTCATGTTCAGCGTGTTCTGCTGAATTTTTATACCTTTGTGCTTGTCTCCTTCGTAGAGATCGTGCATTTTTCCGATCTCTTTGATCGCCATAATTTCTTCGGTCGCGCAGCCAGCTTTTGCGTGCGCTTCAAACAACAACTGAGTAAGCCCGTCACGGGTAACTCGGATGTCTTTAAATTCGTGCTCTCGGTAATAATCAAGGATTTTCTCCACATGAGGTTGGTTAAGCAGCGCAGATCCAGAACCCTCGGCATAGCCAGCTCCACGCTCTGCGGCCCGTACATTCATCCCGCGTAAAATAAGCAGTAAGAACCGCTCTTGTTGAGGGGTCAGAGGTTTAATATTAAGTAAGGGATACGTACTCTGGATATGAGCCAGATCAGCCGCGTTAATCAGTACTGACACTCAATACTCCTTTCGCGAACTCAACTACATCGTCGTGGGTGAACTTATTTTTGCAATTGTTGTACATGTAGGACACCAACATCACATTGTCTGGGGTATATCCTTTCGTGCCATCAATCCGGTCAAATGACATGGAACGAGGGCCGAGGACAGGATCAAATGATAAGGCAACACGGGTGGCCGCGCAAGCGAAATTCTGCCGCTGCAGTGTAGAAAGTACCCAATCTTCGGTTAGCGTGACTTCAAACTTTTTTCTTCGCCTTGACACCAGACCATTTAGGCGCACTTTTATGTGCCCCTCCAGTGTCAGCATCAGTTTGTGGCGACTCTTTGTTCGCGCGCTCCCGCCTGTACTTGTGCATTGAGAATTTGTCAGATGTTAACCTGCATTGTTTCTTCTCCATTTTAATACTGTCTAGGGGTAACTGGTTTACCTGTCGTTGAAGCAACAGGGGGCATGCTGGTCGGCATCTGTGAACTAGGCGCCGATGTAACTGGGGCGAAGCCACTAGATGCCACTGGTGTTACAGGTGCTGGTACCACTGAAGGTGCCGCGGGTGGTGCTACTACCGAAGGCGGAACTGCTGGCGCCGGGGCGGTACCGGGGCGCACCGGCTGTACTATAGTCGGTGCTGCCGGTTGTGACGCAATACGGGCCTGATGTGCGGTCGCCAACGCCTGATTTTTTGTAATCGCTGCGTCTTCAATCGCTTTCGCTTTAGCAAGACGCTCATCTTCGGCTTCTTTAGCCATGCGTTGCTGAAAACTAAGTGGTTTTGGTATTGCTGCTTTCGCCGTCTGAGCAATAGTTTTTGTTTTATAAGTTTGGTACTGAGCCTCCTTCTTAGCAGTTCTGTTTACTAATTGCTGCTCATTACGCTGCGCTGCGGTTAACTTCATGGAAAGTGGTGTCTGTACTGTCCCAGGGGCGAAAGCCATTTTTATTGTACCGGTTGAGCTACTGGTGCAGCAGGCGCTGGTGGGGCAACGGAACGTTGTCCTGCCATATATGCTTGTGCAGCTTGTCTAAACTGTTCGGCCAACCCTTTATGGTTACCGCCACCTTTCTTACCTTTTAAAATCACTGGACCGGCAGGTGCGCCGGCGGATAATCCTGGAGCGACCTGCGGCATAGGTACTGCGGCCGGAGGAGCCGCGACCTGTGGCATAGGAGCTGGAGCCGGGGCGGGCGCAGTCATATTTGGAGCTTGTCCTTGGTCGGGGGCTCCGGTCGAGGGTCCTACGGCAAATGGATCAATCATTTTTTTGCTGCCTGTTCGTCTTCGTACATCACCGTGGCAATGGCTTTACCAGATGCAATCGCACGTGCTCGTTGAGCAAAAGTTGGTTCTTTCTTTGTTTTCAACGGCAATGTAGTAACTACCGGCGTTGTTTTTGCCGCCGGTGTTATCACTTTTTTTGCCACGACGCCGAGATCTTCACCTGGTGCTGCTGTTCGTGTTACACCGGCTTCTGCTTCCTGTGCGGCTCTATTCTCCGCATCCTTCTGCGCTTGTGTTTTTTCTTCAGCCATTTTACGCTGCCTCTCGTTTGAAACGACTATATTCGTCGTCGGTTAGGGAAAATCTGAAACCATCTTTGGTCTCATCTGGACTACCAAATTTAGCGGCCACTTTATAGGCCACTGACTCGGGGTCTTTGATCACGACCACATGGGCCCCTGAGCTAGCTCGTGAATGTTTTACTTCTGCGGGGGCTTTCTCTGCTGCTTCGTCATCAGCATCTACTTCACCTTCTTCTTCCCCTTCCTTAGTTAGTGCTTTTTTGGCGACTGCACCAGCGATACCACCAGCTGCTGCGCCACCAATTACTTTTGTTGCGGTAGGATATTCTGAGGCAGCTCCCATAGCCAAGTGCTTCATTGTTTCAACTTTTGGAGCGGCTTTTTCCGCTACTGTAGCGGCGGCTCCCATTGCGGCGTGCTTAAGTTTCTTTGCTTTCCTTCCTGCACTTACGGCTAGCGATGCCAACCGAAGTCCTAAACCTGCTACTGGGATCATGTTATTTCCTACGATAATTCGCGAGTACCACATATTAGCATATTAAAAAATTTTAAAAAATAAAAATTTTAGTATAAATTCGTGTGTTTTGTGATATACCTCCCCTGTTGCGAGGGGGTGCCGTCCCCGATTCTGAAAGTTCGAATTGATTCTGTAAAAAGCGATTCCGGGCCAACCCATTTAGCTTCGACCAAGGACGAAGGACGAAGGTCAACACATACCGCGCTGCGCGCGGTGGGGGGTATATCGATGTGTCTTAACCTGAGGAGGAACGACAATGTTATACACAACTAATCTAGTTACACCAGTTATCAAACACTTCACTAACAATGATCATGTGATAGAACGTATCAGCTATAGCAAAGACCCATTGTCCATCATGCTTCGTGCTGAGTCCGTAGCTACACGCTACGAGCAAGAGTACGGAGGATGCAGGACGCAGGTCGAGCAACAAAGAATGGTACGTGCACTACGTAACGCAACTGCTGTGAGGTTAGCACAATGAACTCATTGATACTTGTTTGCACTATCTGGGTAAACTCAACAATGGTACTCATCGGCAACGAACGTGATGCGAGCGCAGAATATGCTCGCTTAACACAAGGTCCGAATGTCGGTGAGATCACAATGTCCTGTCAAGAGGTGAAATATGGGCATATTCAAAGATAAATTGACCGATGAACAAGAGTGTATACGCCTTGCTCACTATCACTGTGCGCACTACGAGACAAAACTCAAACTCACACTGGTGGGAACAGCCAAAATCAAGGGCTGGAACCCATTTCAGTGGAGAAAGTGCTGTGTATCGTGTGGAAAAGATGTAGACACAAGACCATTATAAAATCAAACCCTCTACGAGCTACGCTCGTGGGGGGTATACCTTAATTGCCAATAACGCCAACTACTTGGAGTAATCACTATGTTAGGTATCAATACAACAAATGCCATGGGCATCAAGAAAATCGCACACGCAGCGTTAAATCGAGCCATCCGTGG